TCAATCGCAGAGTCACACTCTGGTTGTTGTGATATATCACGATATCTTCTGATTAAGTCATGTTCTGTGCGATCTCTACCATCTGCATCTAGAACTTGACTATAGAAACCACCACCACTTAAATCAATAGTGCCGTCATTAGACGAGGGGGCAGTGAATTTTTCACTACCCTTATCGTCTTTGATTCTTTCAAACTTGAAACCAAATAGTTCTGCCATAATATCTCCTACTTACTATTGGTATTTAGTAGGTTAGATTTAGAAACTTACGCCAGATGGTTCGTAGTGTTGGTATCTCCAAGTTACTTCAAATGTTTCTATCTCACCAGCTTCTGCACTACTCAATGCAATATCACCGATAGTCAATGGATATGCACTTCTGAAAATGTATGTCTTCAGAACTGTGTCATCTCTATCTAACTGTTCTACAAATAAGTCTGTCTGGTAATCTGATGGATTTATCACACCAGTATTGTTCGCAAAGTCGTTAATACCATTGTGCCATAGTTCCATCGCATTTCTTACCATGAAGTCTGTATCATTGTAGAAAGTAGTAGACCATGTATCAGGTGCTGGTCTATCTCCAGAAACATAGATGTTTCGACCTCTGAATGGAACTGCAATCTCACCAAGTGTTGATGCTGGTAAGATACTTGCAGTCACTAGGAATGATGCTCGTCTTACATCAAGTCCTATCGCAATCCCAGAGGGTGGAGTTATGGTAACTCTAAACTGATTCGCACGAGCACCACCACCGATTAAGTTAGCTTTAAAGTCATCTATGTTTGCCATGATTAACCTCCTACCTCAGTAAATGCGACACCAGTTCTCGTTGCAATGAAGTTCAGAGATATGAAGTTAATCGACCTGTTTGGTTTGACAAAGATGTCTGCAACAAACTCGTTTCTGTCTATGACTTCACCAGTATTGTTGGTTGCATCTGCGACCACACTAAAGTCTGATATACCTCGTCTACCTTGAACATCTCGTAAGAAAGGTTCTACCAAGTTTCTAAACTGTGCCCTTGTAAACTCATCGTTGAACTCAAAGAGTTGGAACTTGGCTGCAGTTGCGATTGCTTTTTCCATGAGTAAGAATAGTCGTCTTACGTTTATTCGGTCAAACGCACTTGGTTTTGTTAATGCAGTCTTATCTCCAAAGAGTGTTACACCTTGTCCAGAGAAGTTCACCACAGGGTTGACTCTTGCACGATACAATCTATCTCTCTCTGCATTGTTCGGATTGTAAGAGAGTTTGATTGCACCTCTTACTCTACCTCTATTGAAACCAGCAGGTGAGAAGAATGAGTCTGCAACTTGGTCTGTGAATGCACACAATCCAGCGATATCTCCGTTGAGTGGTACAAATCTGAATAAGTCATTGTACTTATCGTACATATACTTGTATCCACTATCGAACACCACAAAAGATGATGATGGACATAGATCAAATGCAGTTATCACATTGTCTGTTTGTGTAAGTGAACTATTGACACCGACTGTTGCAGATCTATGTGGTGACACGAATGCGACACAATCTCTTCGTGTTTCCACAAAGTTTGTCAACATTGTAACGTGTGTGTCTTGAGTTGATGAACTGTCACCAGCTCCACCACCTCGTCCACCTAAGATTAGATTTACATCTAGTGACTCTGTATCTAAAAATCTGTCGTATGCAGTTTTTAGTTCACCAGCGGTCACTGCATAGTCATCAGTTCCACCAGAGAGTTCACTTCTTGTTGGTAAATCAAGAACTGCGTATGTTGATGTACCATCTTCCAAGTCAACATTATCACCACCATCAGTTCCAGACCCATCTGTACCATCTAGTAAAAGTTTACTTCCAGCATCTTGTGAGTTAGAGTCTGTTCCATCAAGTAGTATGTCACCCTCTTGAGTTCCATCTACGTCAGTTCCCCAGTTTGTTCCACCTGTATTGTGATCCATCCAGTAAACATACTCTGATTGTCTGTATATTACATCTGGGTAGAAAATACTATCTCCTTGTGGCCCTTTTGCGTTATTATTCACTGAGAGATTTGCAAATGTTTCTAGAACTGCGTTTGTTCTTTGTCCATCTGCATCTACACTGAAACCAGATATTGCACCAGTTGTATCATAAACAACTATGTGTATTTCATCTAGTGTTCCTCTGTCATTTTGTTCTGCATATAGTGATGTGCCTGGAGCACCATCAAACAAGTCATAGAACCTCCATCTTCTTCGGATACTAGTTCCACTTGAGATTGTGCTTTGTAGACCAGCACCATTTGCGTCATCTTTTAACTTAATGACTATGGTGTCTGCACTTCCACTATCGTTTACAGTTTTAACTTCGTATTCGTGACCATCTGTTTCACCAAAGTTTACCAAGTCACCAACACTAAAGACAGTTGCGTCTGTAACAGATATTGTGGTCTGTCCTTCAGCTTCTTCTGCACTTGTTGTTGTCACAGCGTTTTGTGAATAGTTATTTGCACTTGAACATATTGACACTCCTAGTGAGTTACCATGAGTTCCAGCAGTTCTTGCAGCCCATTCACCGACTGATGCTTCACCATTACTAAATGATTCTAAGTAATGGTCTGTGTTTCTTATGAGTAGTCCTGTACTACCAGCGGTTGCGTTTAGTATGCCAGATTCTACTCGTACTACGTTGAGTTGGTTTGTATACTGCAAGAAGTTTGCAGCTGTGAACCACCACTCATACGCATTTTCTGTAGTTTGAGGTTTACCAAATATCTTTACCAACTGTTCCTCTGAAGTTATGTTCGTTACTTCAGAAACAGGCCCTTTCTCGAAAGGACACGCAATCGCACCGATTGATGTTGCAACTGCTGGTACGACATTAGTTAAATCTACCTCTTTGACTTGAACGCCAGGAGAAACTAAAAATGCCATGTTTTTACTCCCTCTATTAAAAATGAGATTATTTCATAATATTTATAAAAAACAACATTCTAAAAACACAATGTTTATATTCAGAAGTTATAAATATCACTATGAATGAACATTATGACAAATATAAAGAAACTATCAAAAAGGTTGCAAGGCGACACAGATTATTGAAAGATAAGTGGATTGCAGATTATTTGATGTCTAACTCCTGTTCACATTGTGGTGAGTCTGAACTCATATGTTTACAGTTTTACCCAGACGATAGAAAGATACGAGCATTATCTAAAAGATCTGAGGATAAAACTGAAGTATTAGAGTATATATCAAAAAACGAAATTGTATGTAGGAACTGTTTTCAAAAACGAGACTCAGACATCATCACCAGTTAGTGTCATACTGTCTGACTATCGGTGTCCACTTAGTTCCATACTCGTCAACCATACCACCTATGTTCTCCTCCTCTAGTCCATTAACTACAAATCCAAAAGGAGCCATATCCTGTTCTAGTTGATCTTGTTGATCTTTGAACATTTGTTCTCTCACATCATTATTAGTAAGTTCTTTGAAGTAAGTTTGGTCTGTTGCCCAACAAAATATAAACATACACGCAACCAAGTCATCATTACAACCATCATCTGCTTCAAATGATGACCCCTTGACTATAAACGTAGATAGTTCATTGATACAGTCAAAGTCCTCTACAATTATCTTATCACTCTCTAGTAGTTGTTTGAGATTAGAACAACCAATCTTCTTGACTGCTTTAGTAGTCCTCACTCCTAGTTGTGCTTTACCCCCAGAGAAACCACCACCCATAATCTGACCAGCACGACCTCGCATAGATGCCATCACAAGATTATCATACTCCATGTCAAACTGTAATGTGTTTGCAACTTGTTCACCTATATCATTCACCTCGACCAGAACAAATGCTTGATTGTAAGCTCTTGCAACGTGATATATCTTCTGTGGAAATAGTAAAGGTTTTACCTCATTATCTCTATACTTTGCAACCACACGATATGGAACTTGTGTCACATCAAACACAACATATGCAGAGTAATCATTTTTAGTTCCCCTTGATACGTCTGCGACCATAAAGTATGTATGACCTTTTTGTGGTTGTTCGTAAACATCAAGTCCAGCGTTTGATTGTAGTGGTGTCTTATACGCAAGTGTTCTGAGTTTATGTGGTGATATTAGTGTGTCGATAGAACCAA